CAGTTAGTTGGAGCGGCTTCAATAACATCGCCTGTTTTGGGGCAGTCATATTGAACGAATACATCGCCCATGCTGGGGTTGTCCTCATCAATTGTGCCGACAATGTCGATCTTATGGGTATCTATCACCCTGCTAGTCATCAGGGATGCGTCCGCTTTTTTGAAATTTATCAGATCGTCGATTGTGTCGAACGTCTCATCCGCTGGGCGGCTGTACGCATTGCTGGCAACTTTGTTGCCTTCACTTGAAATGCCATGCTTTGCTGCGCTTGTTTGATAAGTAGTCATAATATTTGCCTATATAGTTAGTTTGTTTCCGGCATTAAAAAGCCGGTATGGGAATACTCTCATACCGGCTTCGGACTTGTCAACTTAATTTTTAAAAAAGTTAATGTTTATTTTCGCCTCCTTTGAGGGGCTCGCTTTCGCTTGGGTTTACTCCGCGGCGGTCGATCCATCTCATCCACTGCATCCTTGCCATAAATTAACTCAGCTATCCACTTTATTAAAAACAATATTATTCTCCACTTTCAGTTAGTTGCGCCGCCAGTGTATAAGAATGTATAGGAGTATGTCAACTGTTAGGGCAGATTATCTGAAACACCACTGACCAATTAAAAGGCTGGTGCTGGTGAAGTAAGGGCTTGGTCTTGAGCCCATCAGTCTTAACGTCGATAGCCTGATCGCCCGAGTACAGATACAACTCTGACCTCGATAAGCTGTCCTTTTGTTTTTTAACCAGAATGTAACTGGGCGTGTGCTGGTGCCGCGTTAACCAAGAGACTTGATGCGGCCTGAGACTGACCGCATTGGCATTAACAAATTTAAGTTCCACCATGCAAAACCTGCCGCGCTCATCAGCGATCAGGATGTCGGGTACTCCCGCTACCGCGGTGGACTCGATTCTAGTGAATAGAAGTTTCCTCGTCGAAGTCTTCAGTGCCGTCTTCATCTGCTGATAGAATGCGCTCTCGCGCTTTGTCCCTGTTATCGGCATTGTCGTTTTCCTCTGGAGTAATGTTAATCGTAACGGGGGCGTATGTTTCTTTGAGATCGTTAAGTGCCTTCACAACCTCATCCTTACTCATACTATCTATTGATCCCGTTCTGATCTCAGATTTGCTGACATAGATATCACCATGCGCCTGACCCCTGCGAAACTCAGCCTGTACAGCGGCAGAGTATGCCCCGTTCTGTAAAGCGGCATCCCGAATATCTTTTAAGTCTCTAAGGTGACGTTCAAAGGTGACCCCGTACTTAGCATCTAGTTCCTGCCTAAAACCTTTAATGGCGGAAACAACGTGAGGGCTGATATGAGGGTTAGTTAACTCATATGCTCGGGTATGTGCAGACCCCGCGGGGTAACCTGCATTGATCGCGGCTTCTCTCAAAGTGATCATGCCGTCATTAGTGACCAGTTCCTTCACAAACAGTTCCTGCCGCCGAGTGAGGGTCTGCTGGGTAGAGGCCTTGGGACGGCCTACCCTTTTCTTTTTAACAACAGGTGCAGACTTAGGTAGTGGTTTCTTTGCCATAGGGTGATTCCATAGTTAATCAGAGTGACTTACAGTGATTTTAGTCTCTACCTATATAGAAGACAAATACTTTTTAAAACAAAAGATTTTTGAGCCCTTTAACGCATTTGCTGGGTTTGCACGTAAGTGGTTACATTTTTAAAAGACCGGTTACATATTTGAAAAAGTTTATGTAACCACTTAACTTATTGATTCTTATAACAAAAAAAGCAAAGTTACACCGGTTACACCGGTTACGGGTATTATTTTCTTTTTTTATTTTTTTTATTTTTTGGCTCTATATACTGTATTCGGCGTAACTTTGTAACCGCCCATAAAAAAGCCCCCATTCTAGGGGGCTGTGAGCCGTGAGCCGCGTTACACCGACATTGATCTGGGTTACACGGAGTTAGCAGCGAAGTACATTGACAGTGCTAGAAGTGATCCGAGCCACCCCATGGTTAGGATGGTTAATGCCAGATCGACTCTATCGCGTTGAGCCGTGGTGCGTTGGTATCGTTTCTCGGCTAGGTATTCTGCGGCGGCGTACTGTGCTTCGGCGTGAGTGGTTATTTTATTCATACTCTTTCTCCTAGTCTGGGTCATGCTTGACAATGAGTTGCTCTAGTTTCTCGGAGCTTTCTTCGAGAGCTTCGCGTATAGCTCGGGCTTCCTTGACGAGGTCGCTGTCGTTCTCTTTTAGGGCTTGTAGCGTAAAAAAGAAATCAGACAGCACGGGTTCGAGGTCTTCATGGATTCCTTGCAGATACTTCAGCACTTGTAACTTTTTCATAATGATTTCCTAAGTTAGTTATATTTTTAAAGAACGTGCCATTCTGTGATGGCAACGCCATTATAACATAGGTATGGGAGTTTGTCAACCCCGGTCTAAAGTCGGAAAGCCATCAGGGTGCCCGCGTCTTGGGGCTGGAGGTAGAATCCGTGCTTCTCTACAAGGGCTTCTAGGTCGGGGTGATAGGAATCATCCTCCCAGTAGTCAAACAGTCGGTACCCGTCTGGGGCGACTACCCCCTCGCTTCGGAACCAGATGCCGTCTTCACTTATTTCTTCTTCCCCGAGCCACTCATCGTATGTGACGGCGTTGGCCTCTGGGAACGCTTTGTTTATTTTTTCGCACAGTTTAGTAGCTTTCATTTGGTCAGCCTCTTTGTTATCCACTCGCCGGATACTTGTTCAGCCCGAGTCGTGAAGCGTGTTTGGTTTCGCCCTGCTATGTTCCGTGAGCCGCGATCTACGGAGTTTCCCTCATAGTCGTAGCTTTGATTCAGGGGTCGCAGGTGCCCGTCCGTTACATCTACTACTTGGTTCAGGCGTGTTGCCATTGCTTTGGGTGTTATGTTGGCGGCTTTGGCGTAATCTCTAAACGAATACATCTGGCCGGTTATAAGGTCGGGGTGTTTTCCCCGGAAGGTAAGCAGTCGTGCCGCCATGTTTTCTCCTACAGTAAATTGTTTAACGATCCCCAGAGCTTATCGCATTCTGGGCATTCATCGCCAACCAGTTCGGTGTCTGGGTGGTTATCGCAATAGATGGGGTCTGCTTGATTCCACGGGCAGGTAGACAGGTACTCGTCATAATCGCCGCGGTCTGGCATTGATCTACTCATCGATTTCTTCCTCGCCTTTAAGGGTCAGGCTTAATACATTGGTATCGTGACGGCGGCACCACACTTGGATGCCCTCGGGAGTCCAGCCGATATCTAGCTCGGCGTAGCCCGCGTGGTCTTCTCTATCGCCACTGGGTTTTTCATCTAGACACTTCTTGCAATGCAGGACACCCATGATTTCATTTTTTATAGGGGCAAAGCGCACTGCATCATGCTCAGTGCGCCGTTTGTCGCGTAATTTGCCCAACTCATCAATCACTGTGGAGGCCCATTATATTTTCCATAGCCATCATCTTACACAAGGCCACCTCAGTCTCGTCAAGTCCGACTGAATATTTCTCCGCCATCTCAGTAGCATGTTCCGAGCGCAGTGAGTCGGGAGCCGTGATCCCCAGTTCGAGTGCTAGGGCAACCATTTCCATTTGTCTGTCTATCATCTCAGTGCCCTCTCTCTATCATCTTCAGTGCTTGTTCCATGTCCGCGGGCAGAATAGCGGTGCCGCTATACAGGTGCTGGTAATCTCGGAACATGCTACTGAGTATGTAGGCGCGTATTTTCTTCACGGCTTGCTCGTAAGTCATAACGTGCAGAACTTCACTGTCTCCCAGAGATTCTTCTAATTGCTTGATAAGGGATTCAAGTGCGTCATCGTCGGCTTCTTTCATCCAAGCGGAGGATTCCATCTCAGAACGCTTACCATCTATTTCGTTTTGAATAAGCTGGGTGGCGAGGCTGATACCGTCCTCGTAGGTCAGGGTTATGCTCATAATTATTATCCTATCGGTTAGTTGAAACCAAATAATAAGGGAATGTATGGGAGTTTGTCAACAACTACAGGCAAAAAAAACCCCACACACGGTGGGGTTTCATGCAAAACGCAAAAGTACAACTAACTTATCAATAGGTCCGGGGATACTACGGGAGTGTATGGGAGTTGTCTACTACTTTTTCTTTTTAAGGGTTTCTTGGTAGACTTCAAACATTAAACGCAGTTGCCCACTTATTGTACGCCCTTCTTTCTTAGAAATAGCTTTTATCTCTTCGTACACTTCTTTCGGCACGAGTACACTTTTCCACTTATCTGTATCCACAATTCTCTCTCCTAGTAGGTATCCTATATTGTAGGACTATATAAGAAAACATAAGAGAAATCAATCTTTGGATAAAAAAAGCCCTACACTCTGCTAAGTTATGTAGGGCTAAAGTACTACGTTTCATGACATAAAAAGGAATAAATTATGTTCTCTGAGTATGTCCCCCTGTTTTTAGGGTGTCAATAGTTTATTTTGCCTCTCCCCATGAGGGACCGATCTCAATATCGCACTTGTTAGGCACTTCAAGGGGCACAGCATTTTCCATGATCCGAGCCACCTCTTGGGCTTCTCCCATGCTTTTGACAGACATAGCCACCTCGTCGTGTATCTGGACCATAGGTAGCATCCCAGCGCGGTATATATTAACCATAGCCTGTTTAGTCATGTCCGCGGCACTGGCCTGTATAAGCCTATTAAGAGCCTTGTAGGTGTACGCCCGCTTCAGTCTGGTCGTGTCCCCGTACTCCTTAACTGCGTCCCGATACGGCAGGGCTTTGTTCATGGCGAAGGTATCTGGCTCCCAAAGCTCAAAGCGGCACTTGCGCCCCAGTATGCTACGGATTGACCCGGCACTGCTCTTATCGTTTAGCCGATTCTGTACGCCATTCATTAGACCTTTCACAAACGGTACCCGGTCATGGTACTGCTTAACCAGTGCCTTGGCCTCGCTTACTTCGATATCCATCTGCTCACTGAGTTTGTTAACGCCCATCCCGTACATCATGCCGAGGTTGATGGTCTTGGCTTGCTTACGGTTGATGTTAGCCATCTCAGCTACCATTGTGTGGAAATCCATGTCTGGGTTATCATTGTATCCACGGACAAACTCTTCTACTCCATCCATCTGAATACCACGAGACTTACCAAATACATGAGCATAATGAACTAAGATGCGCGGTTCCTGCTGCGAGAAATCAATTGCCGCCCACTGCTCACCCTCTTCTGGTAAGAACAAACTGCGGATCATCGGACCAAGCTCTGGATCGCGGGCCGGGATTTGTTGCAGGTTAGGGTTGTTCATCGATATGCGGCCTGAGACTGTACCCCCATCGTCCGATCTGATCTGGTTGATATGACTATGGATGCGGCCATCCTTGTGAGTGTGTTTCATAATCGTATTGATGAAGGTGCCCGAAGTCTTGTTCAGGTTCCGCGCTTCCAAGATGAGTTTGGGGAGAGCATGGTTTGTCTCTTGGAGGAAGCTCTTAGTGAAAGACGGTGCGCCTTTTTCGGTCTTTGGGTAGCCGACTCCGGCCTTGTCGAAAGCCTTGGCGAGAGATTGCGGGGCCCAGATTTCAATATTACCCCCAGCCATGCTTTTAATTTGTTTCATGACTGCTTTTTCCCTCTTGAGGATTTGATCCCGTGTACGCTCCAATCGGTTGGTATCGACACGGACTCCACGCATGGTCATATCGACGAGGCATGGGAGCAGTTCAAGTTCCAAGTTAGCGATGCTCCAGAGGTCTTCTTTGCCCAGCGTAACGCTGAAGTAGTTCCAGAGTTCGAGTGTGAGTTCAGCGTCAACTTCTGCGTAGGGACCGACATACATGGCAGGCATCTTCCACATCTCTGCCTTGGGATCAACGCCGAATTCCCTAGCCGCGGCGACTAAGTCTTTCTCTGACTTGGTCTTGGACAGGTGATCGTAAGCCAAGGCGTTTAGGCTGTAGCTAAACCGGTTCTCGTCTAGCAGACTGGCTATCAGCATCGTATCGATTATGCGGCCATTGACCTTGAACCCCATCTGCTTGATCCAGCCCAGATCGTACTGGGCGTTGTGCATGATCTTATCCGCAGGGCACTCGAATACTTTCTTGAGCCACTTATTAACTATTCTCTCATCTAAGTTGCCGCCACCGAAGTGCCTGATCGGTATGTAACCGGACCATCCCTCGACTGCAATGGCATAGCCGACTACTTCGCCATCACCTGTGGGCCAGCCGGGTCCATTTGTTTTAAGGTTCGGGTCGCGTGTTTCGACATCAATTGCTATACGAGGTGCCCCCGTTAGATCAGGGAACTCTAACGGCGGTATCCACTCGCTCTTGGGTTTAAACATAGCCATTTGAAGACTCATTCGGTATCCGCCTGTAAAGTTTCGATTCGAGTTATCTCAGCATCTATGTAGAAGCGTATCTTCTTAGCGTCACGCAACATATCACTGTGCGAGGACTCCCCGTACCGGTAGGCGGCACGGAAGATTTCTCCCATCTGGGCGTTCATGTCTTTGTGTGAGATCAAGTGCTGTAATTCTGAAGCGCCTTCTGGAAGCTCGTAGTACGAGGCCGTTGAGCCATCAGAGGTGCTGCCATCTGATGACCGTGACCACATCTCTCCGCTTGCTTTAGGGGACTTCTTTACAATGTAATTTTTAAAATCGCTCATCGATGTTCTCCTTAAAAAGGGATGTCTTCAGAAAGGTCTTTAGGTGACGGATACTTCGCAGGAGCCGCAATAGGTTCTTTATTGGTTGATATGTAACCCAGCTTGGCATCTAGCACAGAGATACTGTGCATAGGGCCACTGCTACCCTCGAAGGTTCGTATCTGGCAACCGCTACCGGATATCTCAATTACCGAGCCCTCTACCAGCGCACTGGCGTAGAATTCTAGCTGTTTCCCGGGCCGCGCAAAGACAACCGCCTCATAGTTAGTCCAGTCGTTTGTTTTTGTTTCACGGTTATAAAACTTAACGCCAAGCCGTATCCCGAACCCAGTGCTTTCACCGGCTTGGAATTGGTTAGCTGTCTTAGTTAGTTTGCCTGTTACTGTAATACCCATTGTTATTGCCTCTTAGTCAGTTTTTGCAGGGATACCGGGATCGTCTGCGATTAGTTCATCG